GTTGGCTCGACGACGGTTTCAACGTCGGCCAGACCATCCAAGCCGCGGGCTTCGCGGACTCAGACAGCAACGGGGACAAGATCGTCGTGGCCGTCACGGATGCCAGACTGACGGTCGCTGACGCCGGGGCGAACATGCCCGACGTGACGATCGGTGATGGCACGGTGCGCATCCTGATGGAGAAGCTCCGGGCGACGGGGCGCAACGTCAACCTGGAGAAGAACATCCTCGAATCCGAGGAGGTCGACGCCGACGGTCAGGAGACCGACGTGCGGCACGGCTTCAACCGGGTCGTGGGATCTCCGGGCTACCAGCTGTCGCCGATCGACTACGACGACTTCATCGAGTTCCTCCTGGTCGGGGCTTGGACGGCGGTCACGCCGGGCTCGCTGACCTTCGCGCCGGGTGCTGATCCCGTGAGCTTCACGGGGACCAGCTTGATCACGAACGGTCTGCGCCCGGGCGACATCGTTCGCACGGCCGACGGCAAGGACGTACGCATCCTGACTGTCGACAGCGAGTCGGCTGGAACGGCAGCGAACCCTGTCGGCGACTCCATCGAGACGGCGGACACTGGTACGGCGACCTTCCCGGGCAAGCGGATCGATCTGGTCCCGGGACTCTGCACCATCGTCCTGGAGCGGGCGTTCGCCGACGTCGGCCGGTATCAGGCCTTCAACGGCGTGGTCGTCAACTCGATGCAGCTGGGGATCACCCCCGAGGCCATCATCAACGGCTCGTTCGGTCTGCTCGGCATGAGCGCCGCGGCCATGGCCACGAGCCCGTTGTCCAGTGTCAACCCGGTGGAAAGCTCGGGCAGCACGCCCTTCGCTGCCTTCGACGGGACCATCTTCGAAGGTGCAACTCGGATCGCGGTCGTCACCTCGGTCGACTTCACCGTCGAGCGCAACCGCTCGCTGAACCCTGTCGTGGGCAGCAAGTTCAGTCCCGACGTGTTCGAAGGCACGGCGCGTGGCAACGGTTCGGCCGGCCTGTACTTCGAGGACGAGGCCCTGTTCAACAAGTTCGCGAACGAGACGGAATCGTCCATGTGGAACAAGTTCCAGGACCCCGCCGACTCGACGAGCTTCATGAACATCGTGTTCCCCCGCATCAAGTACACCGGGGCGAACATGGATCCGCCCCAGGAGGGGCCGATCATCATGGACATGCCGTTCCGTGCCTTGAAGGCCACGGGGCTGGCAGTGCCCGGCGGCCTGACCGTCAACACCATGATGTCGATCCAGCGCAGCAACGCCTGATCGCCTGTACCAAACCCGCAACGAGGAGGGATCCTGTGGATCTTGCGAAGTACAACACGTCTGCACTTGAGGAGGAGGGGGCGTTTCTCCATCTGGAAGGACCGGAGGGGGAACGCTGGATGAACGAAGAGGGTGAGCCGATCGGCGTCACCTTGCTGAGCATCAACAGCAAGAGGATCCGGGAGGTCGTCCACAAGCAGCAGAACCGTCGTCTGAGCAAGGCCCGTGTCGGCCGTCGTGGTCACGTCACGGGGATCACGTCGGAGGCTGCCGAGTCCGATGCCTTGGAGGTCCTGGCCGCGGCGACGGTCTCGTTCAGCAACCTGGAATGGAACGGGGCTCCGGTCACGGCGGAGCACGCTTTCAAGGTCTACTCGAAGTTCCACTTCATCCGTGAGCAGGTCGACGAGTTCATCAACGAGGAGAGTCACTGGCTGGGGGAAGTCTCGACGAGCTGATCGACTTCGCGGTCAGCGAGTTCAAGCGAGTCGCGCCTCTCGGCAACACCAACGTCTCAACCGAAGCTCATCTCCGGCAGGCCGCCCGCAGTCTGGGCCGGGATGAGGAAGAGTTCCTCAAGGAGCAGTTTTCAGCGGAAGACACTCCGAGCGATCCGCCAGAGCAGCTGGTCTGGCAGTGGGAGCAGTTCCTCAAGATCGTTCGGCGTCGACAACTCGGAGCAAACGGTCCGCAGCCGTTGGTTTATCGGGAAATCGAAGCGTTCACCAACTTGATGGGCATCGTCTTCCATCCCTGGGAGACGGACCTGATCACGACGCTAGACGACCTCTGGATCGAAGGCTGGTATGACCGATCTCGCTCAGCTCGAACTGCGAATCAATAGCCTTGAGGCCGTGGTCGCCGCACGGCGGCTGACCACCCTTCGGACTGCTGGGAAGCAGACCGAGGCGGGCATGCGGTCGTTGTCTGCTACAGCCACCAAGCTGGGATTCTCGATCCGTGGACTGCTCACGGGTCTCGCCCCGCTGGTGGCTGCGCTCATTGGCTTCCAGGCAGTCGTCTCGGGGTTGACGTCGATCCGGGACTTCGAGTCGATCCTGGCTCAGGTCCGTGGCATCGCCATCAAGACCACGGAGGCGTTCGAAGACCTGGGCCAGTCCCTGGAACGCCAGCAGCGCCAGTTCGATGCGCTCAAGAAGAAGGCCTTCGAACTCGGAGCCACGACGCGCTTCACTGCCACGGAGGTCGGTGAGGCTGAGCTGTTCCTTGCCCGTGCTGGCTTCAGCGTCAACGGGATCCTCGCGGCGCTCCCGGGCACCCTGGATCTCGCCGCAGCCGGGGTCATCGACCTGGGCACGGCCGCGGACATCGCAACCAACGTCCTCTCCCAGTTCAACTTGGCTGGTTCGGAGATGGGGCGGGTCGGCGACATCATCGTCAACACGGCGAACAGCGCGAACACGAACGTGCTCCAACTCGCGGAGGCGTTGAAGCTCGCCGGTCCCGTGGCTGCGGCGTTGAACATCGATCTGGAAGAGACGGCGGCCGTGATCGGCGTCCTGGGCAACTCGGGCATCCAAGCGTCCCTGGCTGGTACCCAGCTCCGTGGCATCATCGCCGCGCTAACGGCTCCTACGGCCCAAGCGCAGAAGCAGATCGATCTGCTGGCCAGGAAGATCGGGGACACCTCGGACGCCTTCAAGATCGTGGCTCGCGAAGGTGACGGCTCACTCACGCCGCTGCTGCGCGTGCTTAAGAAGTTCAACGAGGCCGTCACGGACCCCTCGGAGATCTTCCAGATCTTCAGTCGCCGGCAAGCTGCTGGTGCCGTGCTGCTGTCCCGGTACACGAAACAGATCGAGAGGCTGACCAAGGCGAACCGTGAAGCTGCTGGTGAGGCCAAGCGGCTGGCTGAGGTCCAGGAGAACACCCTGATCGGTGCCGTTCGCGGGTTGAAGGCCGCGGTCGAGGGTCTGTTCATCGCGCTGGGTGACAGCTTCCTGCTCGGGGCCATGACCAGCGTGGTGCTTCAGCTGCGGGACTTCTTCCGCATCATTGGCGGCAACGTGCAGGGTGTGGACGAGTTGACGTTCGGCTTGGAGGCCATGGTCTTCGCGGCACGTGTGCTCACAGCGGCCTTGGCTGGGATCGCTGTCGTCAAGACGTTGGTCTTCTTCTCAGATCTCCTCCTGAAGACGAAGGCCGTCCGTGCAGCCATGCTGATTCTCGCCTTGGACATCGGGAAGGCCCAGAAGGCGTGGCTGATCTTCTCGGGCACCATTGCGAAACACCCGCTGGGCTTCCTCATCCTCGGCATTGCTGCCGTGGCTGCGGCCTTCAAGACGTTCAACGACCGTGTCGAGCATGCGGCGTTCCTGACGGACAAGTTCAAGGACTCGTTGGGGCGGCTCGCGGGCATCAGCAGCGCTCTGGGTCAGGCGCGGGCCGCAGAAAAGATCGCCATCAAAACGAACGACAACGACGAGCGGGTCGATGCCTTGCGGCGGCAGCTTGATCTGTACAAGGAGATCCGGGAGGTCATCGTCCAGACGGCCGACGAGCAGGGCAAGGGGATCCCCATCCAGCAGCTCGGTCTGGGCAAGGCCGGGGGCGAGCTGTTCCAAGCTCGTCAGCGTGATGCCGTGTCCAAGATTGCCGGAAGCGCGCTGACCAAGCCAACGGGTGTCCAGAAGGTTGGTTTTGATGCTGGTAACCAACTGCGTCTGGCTCAGCCACCACTGGTGGGTCCTTCTATTCTCGATTCGATCAAGAAGGAACTCGACTCCGGGGAGATCCAACGGAAGGCCGAGAAGCTCATCGGCGAGTTTGGTATTGGCCCCCAGTCGGGGCAGCTGAAGATCGACCTGCTCCCGAAGTTCGAGCTGAAAGCCGTCGAGAACGAAGTCCGGCCCTCCATCGAGAAGCTGTTCAAGGACACGGACTTGGCCGGTTCGCTCAACCTCGACCAGTTCGTCACCCTGACGGCCAAGGCGATCCTCGTGAAGGGCAAGCCTATC